AGGCATGATAGTTCGGGCACAAAAAATCCCGACCGGCACGAGCCGGTCGGGTGTGTCGAATCAACCAACCAGAAGTTTATTGATCTCGGCGTAGAGTGCCAGAACCTTGGCGATGTTTTTCGGTGGTGTCTCGGACTTCTGCAACCGCTTCTCGCATTGTGTGTTGCGCTCCATGCAGTAGGTTACGTCGTCGGTGCGCTTGTTTGCACCCTCGGACTCGGACTCGGTTTCGGTGTCGTCGGCCACACTCGGGAAAGCGTATTTGTCCCGCACTCGTGCAAACAGACTGTTTGCAGTTCCGCGCACCGAAATTTTCGCCTTGCCGTCTGCAACCCATTCCGCCTGTTGAGTCGCACTCGCACCAATAAACTCTTTCGAATTCGAGCGCGGTATCACGGCGCGCATGATGCGTACCGCTTCATCGCCTAGTGCAGGATAGACAACCGTGTCCAGATACTCGTCTTTGATTGCCGTGAAAGCCTCGGCACTCGCGTACTCGGCGCGGATAGCCTCACCCGCTTCTTTCCACTTCTTGCCAGTCTTTGCTTCCAACTGGATCGCGTCGGTCGAAGTCTTTTTAACAGTTGACGAAATAGCCATGACGTTACACTCCAATATGTTTTTACGTGTTGCGGCCGTTGCTCGACCGTGGATATATAGTCTCACATCATGGGGAGAATGTCAACTATTTTGACTTTTCAAAGTATAAACACGTGTTTATAAATCGGGCTGGACTCGACCCCACTACCCCCCGACCCCCCAAACCAGCGTCGGAGTCCCGCGCATCTTCTGTACTCTATAATCCGCTCGTTAGATTCTTCGTTTTATTTTTTCCCGGTAGGTCACGCATTTGTATAAATATCTGGATACGTACCCCACCCCCTTCATATAAAAACACCCCCCGTCACTTGTTTGGGTCCCATACACCCGGCATAGATATTTGTATTTTCTAGGATTGTTCGTATACTCCGCGCAATGCCAGTTGTTGCAACACCGGAACTTGGTATTCCTTTTCCTTTCGACACTACGCCGGAAGAGCTAGACAACTTCCGTGCAAAAGCCGAGGCCATGCTGAATACGGTCGAGGAGTTGGAACGCAACGGGCTGGATGTTGAGGTTACGGACGATGACCGCATCCAGTCTCACGGGATGATGTTGGAAGAAAGTATCCCGTCGCCCAAGAATATAACCCCGGCATCCGTCAAACATCTGAATGCCATCCTGTCCGAATACGACAAGGAAGTGCTGGACGTACATCGCAGACTGCGTAACTACGTGACGAACAAGTTCGTTCTGGAGACTCAGGATTCAGATCCCAAGGTCCGACTAAAAGCCTTGGAAATGCTGGGCAAAATTAACGGTGTTGGACTCTTTTCAGACCGCATTGATGTGACCGTGACCCACCGCACGGTTAAAGATATTGAGACAGAACTGCGTAAAACGCTGGAACTGTACGAAGGTGAATACACTGACGTTACCGAATCCAAGCCAGTAAGCCTTGCCGAGATTGATCTGGACGAAGAACTAGGTACCGGAAGTGGATCCGAAGCTACTGCTTGATCTAGAAGCCAAGCTTCCGACTATGCCGCCTGAGCTACAGCAGAAGGTGGGGCAACTCCTTGCTGAGGCAAGGAAGGTTGGAACGCAGGAAAAAGCCAAAAACGACTTCATGGCCTACGTTAAATACGTGTGGCCTAACTTCATTAACGGTCGGCACCACGAGAAGATGGCGCAGGCTTTTGAACGAGTGGCAGAAGGCAAGACAAAACGCCTGATTATCAACATGCCGCCTCGTCATACGAAGTCAGAGTTTGCGTCCTACCTGCTGCCAAGCTGGTTTCTGGGTAGATTTCCGGACAAGAAGATCATTCAAACGTCCCACACGGCAGAACTTGCAGTGGGATTTGGCCGAAAGGTACGTAACCTTGTCGATTCTGACCGGTATAAAGACATCTTTCCGCAGGTTGCACTACAAGCTGACTCTAAAGCTGCTGGCCGGTGGGCAACTAACTATGCTGGAGAGTACTTTGCGATTGGTATTGGTGGCGCGGTCACGGGTAAAGGCGCGGATCTGCTCATTATTGACGACCCTCACTCGGAACAAGAAGCCACATTAGCCGAAACAAACTCGGATATTTACGACAAAACCTACGAATGGTACACGTCGGGACCCCGGCAGCGTCTGCAACCGGGCGGAGCCATCGTCATAGTCATGACGAGATGGTCTAAAAAGGACCTGACAGGCCAAGTTTTGAAGGCTGCGGCTCAGCGCAGCGGTGAAGAGTGGGAAGTTATCGAATTTCCGGCCATTTTGCCCTCTGGAAACTCCCTTTGGCCCCAGTTTTGGAAGATCGAAGAGCTTGAAGCCCTTCGTCAGGAGCTTCCGAACGGCAAATGGATGGCCCAGTACCAGCAGCAACCGACTTCTGACGTATCAGCCATCATTAAACGTGAGTGGTGGAAGGTTTGGGAGAAGGATCACCCGCCATTTTGCAGTTATTCCATTCAATCTTGGGATACCGCGTTCCTCAAAACACAGCGTTCGGACTATTCAGCCTGTACGACGTGGGGAATCTTCGAGCATCCGGACGATACGGGTAAATTGCAGTCGAACATCATCCTATTAAACGCTTTCAAGGACCGAATGGAGTTTCCGGAACTCAAAGAACGGGCGTTTGATGAGTATAAAGAGTGGAATCCGGACAGTTTGATTGTCGAAGCCAAGGCAGCCGGTAGTCCTCTGATATTTGAGCTACGTGCTATGGGTATTCCGGTGCAGGAGTTCACTCCAAGCAAGGGCAACGACAAGATTGCACGACTAAACGCCGTGGCGGACATCTTTGCATCGGGTAGGGTATGGGTACCCAACACCCACTGGGCCGAAGAGTTGGTCGAAGAAGTGGCAAGTTTCCCGTCAGGCGAACACGATGACTTGGTAGACTCTATGACTCAAGCCCTGCTACGGTACAGACAGGGTGGGTTTTTACGTTTGGCTAGCGATGAGCCGGAACCTGAGCGTTACTTCAAACGCCGAAGCGAAGGCTATTACTAGGAGAATTTAGATGGCCGTCGATAAAAGTTTAATGCAGGCTCCGCTGGGCTTGGAATCTCTCGCTGCTGAAGAAGCGCCGATTGAGATCATGATTGATGACCCGGAGAGCGTAGCCATCGGTATGGATGGCATGATGATTGAGATGTCCAAAGCCGAGCCTCGTGCTGAAGACTTTGACGCCAACCTTGCCGAGTTCATGAATGAGAACGAGCTTCAACTCCTCGCATCAGAACTTATCGGTAACTACGAGCAAGATCTCTCCAGCCGCAAAGACTGGCTGGACACCTACATTAAAGGTTTAAAGATCCTCGGTATCCGGTATGAAGAGAGAACCGAGCCGTGGCCGGGTGCCTGCGGGGTGTTCCACCCCTTGCTCATGGAGAGCGCGGTCAAGTTCCAATCTGAAACGATTATGGAGACCTTCCCGGCGATGGGGCCGGTCAAAGCCAAGATCATTGGCAAGGAAACTCCAGAGAAACGTGACTCGGCGGTGCGTGTCTCGGATGACATGAATTACCAGTTGACCGAGGTCATGAAGGAGTATCGCCCGGAGCATGAGCGGCTCCTGCTCTCGCTGGCTCTGGCGGGTAATGCGTTCAAGAAAGTGTATTTCGATCCAGCGTTGGATCGTCAGACTGCCATTTATATCCCAGCCGAAGACATCATCGTGCCGTATGGCGCGGCTAACTTGGAGACTTCGGATCGTGTTACGCACCGGATGCGTAAGACAAAGAATGAGTTGAAGAAGCTTCAGTACGCAGGGTTTTATCGTGACGTGGACTTGGGTGAACCCATGCGCGTCATGGACGAGGTGGAGAAGCAGAAGGCCGAGGATCAGGGCTTCTCAGCAAGCATGGACGACCGGTTCCAGTTGTTGGAGATGCACGTCAACATCGACCTGCCGGGGTACCCGGACGTTGATAAAGACAACCATGAGACTGGGATAGCTCTTCCATACGTAGTAACCATCGAGAAAGGCACCGGTACCGTTCTCGCTATTCGGCGTAACTGGAGGGAAGATGACAAACTCAAGGCGCGGCGACAACACTTCGTCCACTACGGATACATACCGGGATTTGGATTTTACTACTTCGGTCTCATCCACCTCATCGGGGGGCACAGTAAGGCTGCCACCTCGCTACTTCGTCAACTCATTGACGCCGGAACCCTGTCTAACCTACCGGGAGGTCTCAAATCTCGTGGACTCAGGATTAAGGGAGACGATACTCCCATTGCTCCGGGCGAATTCCGAGACGTAGATATCCCAAGCGGTGCGATCCGCGACAACATTCTGCCGCTGCCGTACAAAGAGCCGAGCCAGACTCTCGCGCAGTTGATGGATCGTGTGGTCGAGGAAGGTCGCCGCTTCGCTGCGGTATCGGACCTGAAGATCTCGGACATGTCGTCGCAGGCTCCGGTTGGTACAACGCTTGCCGTGTTGGAGCGTGTGCTCAAGGTTATGACTGCGGTGCAGGCTCGCGTGTACTACGCGATGAAGCAGGAGTTCAAACTCCTCGCAGGCATTATCCGAGACAACACTCCGGACGAGTACAGCTACGAGCCAGAGATTGGTTCACGCAAAGCGAAGAAAGCTGACTACGACGATGTAGATGTCATTCCGGTCAGTGATCCGAATGCGTCAACAATGTCGCAGAAGGTTGTGCAGTACCAAGCGGTACTCCAGCTTAGCCAAACGGCTCCGCAACTTTATGATCTCCCATATCTGCATCGTCAGATGATCGAGACGTTGGGCGTGAAGAATGCGGATCGCATTATCCCGTTGGCTGGGGATGCTAAACCCCGCGACCCAATCACCGAGAACATGGATGTGATGACGGGCAAACCCGTCAAAGCGTTTATGTATCAGGACCACGAGGCCCACATTGCCGTTCACATGGCACTTGGCCAAGACCCAAAGATTGCTCAGCAGATCGGTCAAAACCCGATGGCTCAGCAGATTACGGCGTCGCTGCAAGCCCACATCATGGAGCACGTAGCATTCCAATACCGCCGCGAGATCGAGAAGCAGCTTGGCGCAGCCTTGCCTCCGCTTCCGCAAGACGACCGAGAAGAATACGACCTGCCGCCTGAGTTCGAGGCGCAGTTGTCGCAGTTGGCAGCAGCCGCTGCCGCACGGGTCCTCCAGAAGGACCAGGCCGAAGCGCAGATGCAGCAAGCCGCGCAGCAGGCACAAGACCCGCTGGTTCAGATGCAGATGATGGACTTGCAGATCAAGCAACTTCAGGCGCAAACGAAAGCGCAGCAGATGCAGATCGAAGCCCAGATTCAGCAAGCCGAGATCCAGCGCAAACAACAGAAAGATGTCATGGACGCCGCTGCCAAAGCGGACGAGTTGGAGCTTCGCAAAGCCGAAATCTCTGGCCGTCAGCAGCTTGAAGCTGCCCGACTTGGCGTGGATATCCAGAAAGACAAGGCCGCCCTCTCAGCCAAGCAGCAGATGGAAGGTGTCCGACTCGGACTGGAGATTGGCAAAGCGCAGGACGCTACAGCAATGCAGCGTGCCCAGATGGACCAGAATCGGAGAAATCAACCGCAAACAGAGGAGTAATTTGTGAGCTATTCAAACGCTCTGGAATACCTTGAGACCAAACTCAAGGAGGAGCGCACGGTGATCGTGGAAAGCCTGATCCAAGGCAAATTGGATGAAGGTGAGTACAAAAGGCTATGTGGGGCGTTACAGGGTCTCGACCTCGCAACTGGCTATATCAAAGACCTTGCAAAAAGGATGGAAGAAGAATGAGCAACATCGACGTTGAGAAGACACAGCAGGAAGCCGAGAAAGCCAAACTGCTGCCAGAACCCCGTGGTTATCGAATCCTCTGTGCAGTCCCGCACGTTGAAGAGGAGTTTGATGGGGGCATCATCAAAGCAGACGACACCAAGCGAGTTGAAGAGCAGACCACTGTGGTCCTGTTTGTCATCAAGTTGGGTGATCTTTGCTACAAGGACGAGGCTCGGTTCCCCACTGGGCCGTGGTGTAAGGAAGGCGATTTTGTCCTCACCCGTCCGTACACAGGTACTCGCGTGGTCATCCACGGTCGTGAGTTCCGCATCATTAACGACGACAACGTTGAAGCGGTGGTCGATGACCCCCGTGGAATTCGTCGCGCATAAGGAGTAATCAATGGCTATTGAGAAAGAAGAATTCAAGTTTCCTGACGAAGTAGCGCAGGAGACGCCGGTTGAAAAGGAGCCTGAACTTGAGATTCAGGTCGAGGACGATACCCCGCCAGAAGACCGAGGCCGCAAGCCGCTACCGAAAGAGGTAGTGAACGAGCTTGATAACGACGACCTTGAGGAGTATTCCGAGAAGGTCAAGAAGCGCCTATCCCAGATGAAGAAGGTCTGGCACGACGAACGTCGTGAGAAAGAACGCGCCCTACGGGAGCGCGAGGAGGCATTCCGGTTTGCCCAGTTGCGGGAACAGGAGATTCGTCAGTTAAAGCAGCGCCTCGGTAATGGTGAGAAGGCGTACTTCCAAGAAGTCACCAAGGCTGCCAGTAATGATCTGGTTGTAGCCAAGGAACGTTTGAAGCAGGCGTACGAGGCTGGGGATGCGGAGAAGATTACCGACGCCCAAGAAGCTTTGACCGAAGCTAAGTTTAAAATTAAACAGTACGAAAACTTCCGACCCTCTTTACAAGACGAAGAATCGGGAGTACAACAAGCCGAACAGTACCAAGTGCCCCCGGCACCTCAACCCGCTATCGACCCGAAAGCCGAGGCGTGGAAGGATAAAAATCCGTGGTTTGGCACCGACGAGGAGATGACCGCCCTTGCTTTGGGACTGCACGAAAAACTGGTCCGGTCTGGAATCGATCCGCGTAGCGACGAGTACTACGACCGAGTTAACACGACGATGAGGAAACGATTTCCGGAGGCGTTTGAAACCGCTGAAGAAGAACGACCTCAAACGAAGCAGGAAGAAAAGCCTGCTCGCACAAAACCAGCCAATGTGGTTGCACCGGTCACACGGTCATCAGGCCCTCGTCAGATACGTCTGACGCCGACTCAGGTAGCCCTAGCCAAAAAGCTGGGACTGAGTAATGAGCAATATGCCCGTGAATTGATGAAATTGGAGGCTAACTAAAATGGCTGAGAACAGACTCGCACGTGAACTCGAAAGTCGAGAATCCGCGCAGCGCACAAAAACTTGGACCCCACCTCAGACGCTACCGGCACCAAATCCGCAGCCGGGTTGGGTCTTTCGATATATCCGGACTAGTATCATGGGTACTGCTGACCCATCGAATACCTCCGCAAAGTTTCGTGAAGGTTGGGAGCCTGTAAAGGCCGAAGATCATCCGGAACTGATGCACCACTCCGATCCGAATTCCAAATTTAAAGGGAACATCGAAATCGGAGGTTTGTTGTTGTGTAAGGCACCGGAAGAGCTAATGAAGCAGCGTGATGATTATTACGCCCAGCAAGCAAAGGCTCAGATCCAGTCCGTAGACAATAACTTTATGAGACTGAACGACGAACGGATGCCGCTGTTCAATGAACGCAAGTCCAGTACCTCGTTCGGTAAAGGTAAATAACTTTCTTTTTTGGAGTAACAAATGGCTTATCCTTCCGTTGACAAGCCTTATGGCTTGAAGCCGATCAATCTGATCGGTGGGCAGGTGTTCGCCGGATCGACTCGTCAGCGTCGTATTGCTTCCAATGCCTCAAGCATTGGTTATGGCGACCCGCTGAAGTTCGTGAACGACGGCACTGTTGCTGTGACAACCGAAACGACGACGGCTCCGGCCACCGGCTTTGCTGGTGTGTTTTTGGGCTGCACGTTCGTTTCTTCTGTGACGGGTCAACCGACCTACTCGCAGGCTTGGATTTCGGGCACTTCGGTCAAGGCTAACACGTACATTGTTGCGTATGTGGCCGATGATCCGGACACCCTGTTCAAGGCTGTTGGTGTGACGGCTTCGCTTGTGGTTTCAACCACGGGGGGTTTCACGTATTCAAGCGTTGGCTTGAACGCGGCTCTTGTGGCGAACACGTTGGACACGACTACGAACGATTCCCAGCAGGGTCTCCTCGTTTCGTCGGCTAACACCACGGCTTCGTTGCCGGTCCGTATCGTTGATGTGGTTGAGGACACGGCGTTCGTTTCGAGCGGTACGGTCTACTACCCTGAAGTCATCGTCAAGTTCAACGCTCCGTACGTTGACTCGGGCGTGATCACGGGCGGCCACGCTTATAACAACCCGGTCGGCCTGTAATAGGAGTTCTGAAACATGGCTATTTCACGTGCACAATTACTCAAAGAGCTCCTGCCGGGCTTGAACGCCCTGTTCGGTCTTGAGTACAAGCAATATGGTGAGGAGCACAAGGAGATCTACGATACCGAGACCTCCGAGCGTTCCTTTGAAGAAGAGACCAAGCTTTCTGGTTTCAGCGCCGCTCCGGTCAAGGCCGAAGGTGCTGCGATTGCGTATGATAACGCGCAGGAAGCATGGACTGCTCGCTACAACCACGAGACTATCGCTCTCGGCTTCTCCATCACGGAAGAGGCGGTTGAAGACAACCTGTACGATTCGCTGTCCAAGCGATACACCAAGGCGCTCGCCCGAGCGATGGCGTACACGAAGCAAGTTAAGGCGGCTTCTGTCCTGAACAACGGCTTCTCCTCCACCTACGCTGGTGGCGACGGAAAGGCTCTGTTCGCGGCGGATCACCCGCTTGTTTCGGGTGGTACCAACAGCAACCGTTTGACGGCTTCTGACCTCAACGAAACTTCGTTGGAAGCGGCTGTCATTCAGATCGCTGGTTGGACCGACGAGCGTGGTCTCTTGATCGCGGCGAAGCCCAACAAGCTCATCGTGCCCCCGGCTTTGATGTTCACTGCCAAGCGCCTCCTCGACACGGAACTCCGTGTTGCGACCGCTGACAACGACATCAACGCTCTCAAGGCGATGGGTTCGATTCCGGGCGGTTACACCGTGAACCACTTCTTGACCGACACGAATGCTTGGTTCTTGACGACCGACGTTCCGAACGGCATGAAGCACTTCGTTCGTACCCCGCTGCAAAACAGCATGGACGGCGATTTCGACACCGGCAACGTCCGGTACAAGAGCCGCGAGCGTTATAGCTTCGGCTGGTCGGATCCGCTGGGCATGTTTGGTTCGCCGGGCGCGTCCTGATAGCTTTCTCCCTAGAGGGCTAGTCCGAGGGGTTACAGGTAGCAATACTTGTAGCCCCTCTTTTTTGATGGTATACAGTCGTTATCGGGAAAAAACCGTTTACCAGACAGACCCGACTGACGACATGCAGACTGGTAAACACTTACTCGCATGTGAGGAATTGAAATGGCACGTACAACTTTTTCTGGCCCGGTTAAGTCTGACAATGGCTTCGAGGGCGACATCTCCGCAACGGTCGGCACGGTTGCTACTCTGGCTTGCACGACCCTCGTGATCGGCAGCAGCATTTTGACCACGGGCAGCGTAGCCTCGGGCGTTGTGGGTTCTGATCAGAAGGGATATCTCCCGGTCAAGATCGGCGCGACGACTAAGTACATCCCGCTGTACACCACTCTGACTCTGTAAGACTTCGTAGGGGGGCGCTAGCCCCCTTCATCCATTACAGGAGACTCAGATGGCAATGCAAACAGATGTTCTTGCTAGTAAGGTCCGCACTGATGCAGGTCAGATGCTGGACCAAAATAGCCTTGTTATTGGTCGTGCCCGCGTAAAAGCGATATACATCGTCCCTGATTCGGGTGCCGGTACCGTTACGTTTATCGACGGCGGCGCAAGCGGCGCTACCAAAATCGTCGTCAACACCAAGGCTAGTTCCACTGCGGCGGACTACATCCTTATGCCGGGTGAAGGTCTTCTCTTCCAAGAGAACATCTACATTATCCCGTCAGCCGTGGTTTCGACGATGGTGATCTATGGCTAAGTCTCCGGCTTGGCAGCGTAAAGAAGGGAAAAACCCAAAAGGCGGACTCAATGCCAAAGGCCGTGCGTCGTATAACGCAGCCAATCCCGGTAAGCCGGGGTTGAAACGGCCTCAGCCTGAAGGTGGTGCCCGACGAGATTCCTTCTGTGCTCGTATGAAGGGCATGAAGAAAAAGCTGACTAGCGCGAAGACAGCCAATGATCCCAACAGTCGTATCAACAAGTCCCTCAGAGCATGGAACTGCTGATATGGAAATGGTTGTTTGGAACATGGTTCTTACGGGAATCGTGGCCATTTTGGGTTTTGTTGTGAAAGAGAAGTTTGCCGAACTTCAACGGTTGGGGATTCTCCTCAACAGAACCCGAGAAGAAGTGGCTCGTGAACACGTGACTCGCGCCGAAGTGCGGGCTGATGCCCAGATGCTCCTCGACCGGCTTGACCGGTTGGAGCAGAAGATTGACCGATTGGTGAATCACAATGCCAAGTAAATCTGGCAAACAACATCGTTTGATGGCTTTGGTTGCTAATGACCCGAAAGCAGCCAAACGTCTTGGAGTCCCCCAGAAGGTTGGGAAGGAATTCATGAAGGCTGACAAGGGTCGTAAATTTACGAGGAAATCCAAGTGAAAAACGCAATGGCTAAGAAAGAGCTTGCCTTCATGAAGAAGAAGGGCGCTCCGAAGTCCATGATCAAGCATGAGAAGGCCGAGTACGGCATGAAGAAAGGTGGCATGGCTGGTTCGTACCGCAAGGCCGCTGATGGCATTGCCAAGAAGGGCAAGACCAAGGGTAAGGAAGTCAAAATGCGTAGCGGAGGTTATTGCTAATGAGCAGCGGTCCAAAAACTCGCGGGTCCTACGGCCCGACTAGCCCTCGTGGTATCCACAGCCGTTCAATGGCTGCTCCGGGTATGAGCCTTGATATGCAGGATGCACCGAAGGGTGCAAAGCCGAAGGGAATGAAGAAGGGTGGTATGGCCTCTTCTGTTTCTCGTCGTGCTGATGGCATTGCCAAGAAGGGCAAGACCCGCTGCAAGATGGTGTAACTATGATGCCCTCCCGAGGCATGGGTGATATCAACCCCAAAAAGGTTCCTCGTGCCAAACGGCGCGGGGACGATAAGCCTGTGATCGGGACGGGCAAACCCATCCGTACCTTCAAGAAGGGCGGTGAGAGCAAGGTCAACGAAGCCGGTAACTATACGAAGCCGGGTATGCGTAAAGCTTTGTTCAATAGTATTAAAAATAGTGCGGTTCAGGGTACTGCTGCTGGGCAATGGTCGGCGCGGAAGGCGCAGTTGCTGGCAAAGCGGTACAAGGAAAAGGGCGGCGGGTACAAGTCATGAAGGCTCCGCAGCAGTCGTTAAAGGCATGGACTGCCCAGAAGTGGAGGACAAAAAGTGGTAAACGATCTTCTGACACAGGTGAAAGGTATCTTCCGGAAGCTGCAATTAAAGCTCTTTCCCCCGGAGAATATGCCCGAACCACCGCAGCCAAGCGTAAAGGCAAAGCCCAAGGCAAGCAGTTCGTCGCCCAACCCAAAGGCATCTCGCAGAAAACCCGTGCGTATCGCCAAAGGGGTAAGTAAGAAGTGAACATGCAGAAGATTGTGGATATGTTGTTTCCGGTGCTGCTGGCCGCTGTGGGCTGGTTGCTGGCGGAGATCGCATCATTCAACAATCGTTTGATCGCTATCGAGTCTAAAATCCCCATCCTGATTACCGAGGATGGCGTACCTACCGATAGCCCTTTGAGCGCCGCTCGTCGTCAGGAACTTAAAGACGACATTATGGAAGACATCCACGACCTGCAAGTGCGGGTCAAGCTGATGGAAGAACGAGGCAAGTAATGGCCTACAAGACTACAGCTACGACAGACTTCAACCTCGACCTCAACACGATTATCGAAGAGGCGTTCGAGCGTTGCGGTGCTGAACTGCGTACGGGTTATGACTTCCGTACGGCCAAGCGTAGTCTTGCCCTGCTCCTGATGGACTGGTCGAACCGAGGCATCAACCTCTGGACGCTGGAAGAAGGTACCAAGACGCTGACCTACAACGTCGGCACGTACGACCTTGAGCCTGACACCGTTGACCTGCTTGACCACGTGATCCGCACCGGGTCTGGTACGAGCCAGCAGGACATCAACATCTCGCGCATTTCATCCAGTACCTACGTGTCCATCCCCAACAAGAATGCGACGGGTCGCCCGATCCAGATTTGGATCAATCGGCGTACGGGTGCTACGGGTGCAGACAATGTGGTGGTGAAACCCCAGTTTACGGTTTGGCCGAAGCCTGACAACTCAACAACGTGGACGTTGTACTACACGCGGTTGCGGCGGATGTTTGACCCCGGTACAGGCGTGAACGGGCAAGATATCCCGTTCCGATTCCTACCCTGTATGGTTGCAGGCTTGGCTTATATGCTGTCGATGAAGATCCCCGGTGCTGATGCCCGCGTACAAATATTGAAGGCGCAGTACGACGAAGCGTGGGATCTCGCGGCGGGTGAGGACCGAGAAAAGGCGGCGGTGCGGTTCGTCCCACGTGAGAGCTTCTTGGGTGGCTACTAATGCCAAACAGGTTTGCAAGTGGCAAGAACGCAATCGCCATGTGCGACCGGTGCGGGTTTCAGTACAAACTGAAACAGTTGAAGTCGATTGTGGTGAAGACCAAGAACGTGAATATCTTGGTCTGTCCGGAGTGCTGGGAGCCTGACCAACCCCAGTTGTCTCTTGGCCTGTACCCTGTGGACGATCCGCAGGCACTACGGAACCCGAGACCGGACACGAGG